TGTCAACGTTGTAGGAAGAAGTGTGGTGTCCCCATCGATTGTAACTATTGTGAAGGTAGTTTTTGTCCGAGTTGTATCAACCTGACGAAGCATGATTGTCAAGGTGCAGATATCAAGAAGATGAAGCAACGTAAGGAACTGAAAGAACAGACGGCCTTCGAACCACCACCAAAATGCTTAAAGATTTGACGACATAATAGAATAGCGTGGGAGGCAATGGTGCTGAGATGTCCGAGTGGTCTAAGGAGGACGACTTAAGATCGTCTGTGCTACGCACGCGCGGGTTCGAACCCCGCTCTCAGCATCCCGCACTCATAGCTCAGTGGTAGAGCGCAAGCTTAGTAAGCTTGAGGTCAGGGGTTCGAAACCCTTTGAGTGCAAAATTACCTTACAAATATGGATATAGTACGCCTTATTTGTAATGTATTTAATTTATATAGGAAATAATAGATGTTACTACCTATAGTTGTAGTAGGTATTGTATTATATGTATTACCTTACTACTGTATAAAATTGGTATATCTCGAGAGACGAAAGCGAGGTATTTCACCGAGATGTTCATCATATGACTTAAAAGATATGATAGATAATAAATAAATGGAATTTATATATGAATCCGATAATTTCTTATCAGAAGAAACATGTAAGGAGTTAATTTTAGAATTTGAAAGGAATAAGAAATTCCATAAGCGTGGTGAAACTGCAGCCGGTGGATTTGTCACTATTAAAAGATCAACAGATTTACAACTTTCATTTCTCCCCGGTGTATCGAATGTCGTAGATACTGTATCTAAGAAAATTAGAGAGATTGTTCCGAAATACTTATCATTTTTGGATGATGAGAGATTCAGGTCATTGTTTGACGAATATGCTATTATGTTCCCACAAATACAAAAATCTAACCCTTCTGATTTTTATCGGTGGCACTTTGACTCTTTTATTCAGAGAAATAGTAGGTTGCTTGCTTATATAATTTATTTGAATGATGTCGAGGAGGGTGTGGGTGGGACTACTGATTTTCTTTGTGGTAAGAGTGTGAAACCAAAAACTGGAAAGTTACTTGTGTTCCCGGCGACATGGACATACATACACAGAGGTAAGCGTCTCGAAAAGGGTACGAAATATATCATGGTGTCTTTCGTGTGGAGTGAGATACCAATTCCTGGCAGTTAAAAACAATGTGACAGTATATGGTAAATGGAATTCATCTACGAATGTGAAAACTTCTTACCAGTTTCCCTATGTGCCGAACTCATCGAGAAATTTGAAAGTCACCATGCCCATCACATACAAGGTCAAACGATAAGTGGTTACAAAGGGGACGTCAAAAGATCTACGGATTTACAACTTACACACACCCAGAGTGAAGAATACACAATTGAAAGACTATTGAAATTTACATCACAGGTACCTACTCAATATTTAGAGCATTTAAAGGATAATGGATTAGATATTGGCGACACATTTAAACAGTTGTTTGAAAGGGGTTTTTATGTAACACCCCCACAACTACAGAAAACTAAGCCCGGTGAATTTTTTAGGTGGCATTATGACGATATAATAAAAAAGAACAGTAGATTACTTACATTTATAATTTATTTGAATGATATTGAAGAAGGTGCAGGTGGGACTACTGATTTTCTTTGTGGTAAGAGTGTAAAACCGGAGACTGGTAAGTTAATGGTGTTCCCGGCGACATGGACATACATACACAGAGGAAAACGGGTCGAAAGGGGTACAAAGTATATATTAACTTCATTCGTGTGGTCAGAAAAACCTACATTTGATGATTAAAGATAGTAATGTAACATAACACAACATGGATTACATTCGTGAATACGAAAATATCATACCACAAGAGCTTTGTAAAGAGATTATAGATAAGTATAATTGTGATGCAGATGACGTGGAAGATACTATACGTAAAGCTGTAATTCATACAATCGATGCTTTAAAGTTATATATAGACGATTTGACAAATGATAAATTAGATAGATTCGAGTTAATTTCGGGTTGCATTGAAAAATCTTTTACGACAAAACCGTTTATGCATAAGATGACATCTGATAAGTTTTGCAAATGGCATCATGATTCGGCTATTATTAAAAATAGTCGTTTTTTTACTTATATAATCTATCTAAATGACATAGAAGATGGAATGGGGGGAACCACTGAATTCTCGTGTGGTAAGATTATAAGTCCAAAGGCTGGAAAAATTCTACTATTTCCTTCTACATGGACGTATTTAAATAGATGTAACAAAGTCGAAAAGGGTGAAAGATATGCACTAAGGGGATTTGTAATGAGTGAAAAGACTTAAGGGATATGATATAATAATGTTTAGTATGTCTCTAGGAATTAAGAAACTATCTTTCGATGCTATCATCCCCACACGAGGCTCTGATCGTTCCGTTGGTTATGACCTCTACAGTATTGAAGATGCTATCGTACCATGTCAATGTGGCCGTGCTCTAATTGGTACCGGTATTACTGTGGTTCTACCCGAAGGTGTATATGGTCGCGTCGCTCCTCGTTCCGGTCTTGCAGTCAAGCATTGTATTAATGTGGGTGCGGGTGTCATAGACCCTGATTATACAGGTGAAATCAAAGTCGTTCTCTTCAATCATGGAGACAAAGACTTTGAGGTGAAAAAGGGTGATCGAATCGCGCAACTCGTTCTAGAGCGTTGTGAAACACCCCCAATTGAAGAGATTAATATCGTCGAGGATACAGAAAGGGGGTCTGGTGGTTTTGGTTCTACCGGCAATTAGCGAACCATAAATCTTCTGGAGTTGGCATGAATAGAACACCTTTGTTCATCGTCATAAAAAGTTTAGCCTTATTTACATCTGTATATGACCAAAGCATCCAACGTTCCCAATATTCTGCTCTGAAGAAGTCTTCCCAATCTTCCTTTTCACTTTCATCGACCATGAGCATACCCCGATGAATTTCCATTGGGTCAGTCTCTATACGTAACTTCTTGGGAATGACAGCACCCTTCCTAAGAAGATGCGCCCGCATGAGTTTGGGATTTTTATGATCCGGGTAGTGTTGAATACCTACCTGACCAAAGTCGATAGCTCTTTTACTTGGTAACACTACACGATATTTGTGGGTCACAGATGGACTTGGCTGAAATAACACATGCATTTAATTAAAGGGGATATTTTATATTACAATAATGGAGTTCATTTATGAAATAAAAAATCATATCCCTGATGAATATTGTGATCGTATAATTGAACGGTATTCGTTTGATGGTCGGAAAGCACCGGGTCAAACAATTGGTGGTGTCAATGAAAAATGGAAAAGGAGTACCGATTTAACTGTTTCAATATTTGATGACTGGGACGATACGACAGAATTTTTAGTAGAAAAGGTAAAAGAAGGAATTGATAAATTCCATCAATATTGTGTAGAATCAGGTTTTAACAAGATGCAATTAATGAATGCTGTAGTTGATAATCGCATTATCAACAAACCCCAAATACAACATACTAAAGAAGGTGGGTTTTATAGATGGCACCATGATAGTTTATTTGGTGGTGTGACACGAGTTTTTACCTACATTTTCTACCTGAATGATGTACCACCCGAAGATGGTGGATACACTGAATTCCTGATGGGTAAAAAGGTCCAACCAGAAAAGGGAAAACTTCTCTTGTTTCCATCAACATGGACATATATTCACAGAGGTAAAAAACTTGAAAAGGGTAATAAATATATAGCAACTGGATTTGTATATGGCGAATAAAATACTTAAAAATATATCCATAGTTATATACATGGATCATGACGGTATATACACGATTCCAAACAACTTACCATCAAAATTGTGTGAAGCTATAATTCGTAAATTTGAAAATGAGCCACAGTACCATATTGAAGGTAAATTAGGAACTGGACACAACATACAAAAAGTTGATAAGTCTATCAAAGATAGTACAGAGATTGATGTTTTTAATACACCTGGGTGGGAAAAGGCGGGTGAAAAGTTAATTCACTTTCTAGATAAAGGATTGGACGAGTACTTACAAAAATATAAGGAAATGTTACGTTCCAATTTGGACGAAGAAGATGTTGAACTTGTATACAGACGCACTCTTTTACCGTTTGATATTAGAAGTCCAAATATTCAGAGAGTCACAAAAGGTAAAAAATATAGATGGCATCATGATGGAGGTATGAGGGATACTAAGGTTTTGACATATATGTGGTATTTAAATACCATAAAACCTGAAGACGGTGGTGCGACTGAATTTATTGGTGGTAAATCGGTACAACCAGAAGCTGGTAAATTGTTAATTTTTCCAGCTACATGGATGAATTTACATACTGGAAGGCTTGTAAAATGTGATGCCAAATATACATGTGTTGGCAATATTCACCGCGACATACCATAATAATATAAAGAAGACATATGTAAATTTGGTATGGATTCCCACTTTATTTACGAAATCAAAGATAATTTACCTAAAAATATTTGTGATGCGATTATTCGTAAATTTGAAGCCGATACAGATAACCATATAACTGGAACATTGGGTGACGGTGACCCAGACCACGAATACGTGAATACAAATTGGAAAGATAGCACGGAGTTAAACATAGGATTACCACATTGGGATAAGGCTATGCAAAAACTGAGATTTTTCCTAAAAAAGGGTGTCGAAGAATATAGAAGAGAAGCGTATAAGTTTATGAAAGAACAATGCGGAACTGATGATAAAAAATTCGCTATGCATTTTTCACTCGGTACCAATTATATTATGGATCCACATAACATACAAAGAATAAAAAAGGGTCGCCATTATAGATGGCATCATGATTTTCTACCACAACAACCCACTCGTGTATTAACTTTTATGTGGTATTTGAACACTCTAGAACCGGACGAAGGTGGTAAAACTGGTTTTATAAATGGGAGACGTGTAAGACCCGAAGCTGGAAAGTTAATTTTGTTCCCTGCTACATGGACATGTCTTCACACGGGTGAATTAATCAAAGCTAATACCAAATATCTATTAGTTGGAGGAATTCATAGAGTAGTAGAGCCATATAAAGGAGAGTAAAGATGTATGTACATGTTAGAATATACCGCGTCTGGTAACATACCTGTCCGAGTGGGGCAGTCTGCAAAAGAGAATGACCAACTTACGACTGCGAGTGACCCCGAACACTGGTGGATGCATTCGAGTGGATATCCAGGTGCCCATGTTATTGTATGTTACGAGGGTGATCAACTTCCCAAGGATGTAAAACGGGATGCCGCTGTACTCGCGATACATCAAAGCAAGACACCGGAGTCTAAGATGTCGTGGGTGGATTTAGTACGTGTCGAAAATGTTTCTTTTCTAAAACAACATGGACGAGTGACACTCCATGG